TGTTGAACGCAGCGGGCGGTGAGACCCCTGAACTCCTTTGTGGTCGTCTCACCATTCGGAAGTTGGTAGCGGATTTTGACGGTAGCTGGGCGCTTGATCTTCACGAACAGTCCAGGATAAGAAAGACACCCTTCGGCCATATAGACTTGCTCAGGCGAAGAATCTACGATCCTTGGATTGAAGATGACATTGACAGGATCACCGTTCAGTGCGAAGACACGGTATGGAAGACCGATTTGGTTAGCAGCCAAACCGATTCCCTTAGAGTCGATCATTGTCTCAGCAAGATCGACAGCAAGCTGTGTCGGATCCATCTGTGGATTGTCAAAATTGAACCTTTCAGTAGGAGCCCGCAAGAGTTCGTGGGTGTCTGGTAGTAGGTCTCTGATCATTATAGCACCATTTTCGTAAAGCCCTTCACTTTCTCAAAGCGAATATGGGCGCGGAATTTATCGTAGAGCTGACCTTCGTTACCATGAGAGATTACGAAGACATTCGAGTCGACACCGACAGTATCGATGATCTTGATGAGCTCATCGACCCCAGACTGATCGAGCGACGAGTCAAAAGTTTCGTCGAGGATCAGAAGGTTGGTGGCTGCGGAGTTTCTCATCCGGGCGATAGCACGCCATGTGAACAACAACGCCAAATCGATGCGGGACTTCTCACCTTCTGAGAACGAGGCATAAGAGAATTCGTCGCGGTTTCTAGACCGGATCTGTTCCTCGAACTTTTCGTTGAGCTCGAAGGTGACGTAGAAGTCCATCATGCTGAGGTAGCGGTTGATGAGCTTATTGATCACTGGAATGTACTGTCGAATGATCCGCGTCTTAATGCCGCCGTCCTTAAGAAGTGACTGCACGATTTCAAGCGTACGGCGGTGCTTCTTAAGATTCGCCAGTTTCTTCTTGCGGTCTTTGAGAGCGGTTTTGGCTTCTTCTAGTCGAGTGTCGTCATCACTACCAGTCTGTGAAGTAGTAAGCAGTCGTTCGATTTCATCGTTAAGATCCTCAATCGACTGGTTCCACGATGTGACCTTAGCATTCACTGCCGTGATCTTGTCATTGATCGATGAAATCTTCTCAAGGACCTTAGCAGCCCCTTCGAGTTTAGATGCCAAGCTAGTGAGCTGTGTCTCTAGCTTTTCCATAGCCAGATCGGCTTCCGAAAGCTGGGATTTACGCTTCTCTATGACTTCTGCCTTGAAAATGCCGTCGATAGCCTGGCGGCATGTAGGACAGTTATCATTGTCATGGAAGAACTTGATGTCCTTCTTGACGCGAGAGCGCCGCGTCTCTACGGTCGACTCAAGTTCGAGAAGTTTGGATTTACGGGTTTCGAGAGTTTTGAATTCACTGAACTTCGTCTGTTCAACTTCAAGGCGCTCACGTAGGTGTACGAGCGTCTCAGCAGCAGTGTTCAAGCTTTCTTGGTACTGGTCGATCTTGGCTCGTTTAGCTTCGACGATGTCTGTCGTGTTTTTCTTAAGCTGTTCAATATGACCCTTGATGAGATCAATCTTCTCCTCGGACATGAGGATATCGCGGTCGGCGATGACCAGATCTTGCTTGTTCTGATTGATCCGATCACGGAGCAATGAGTTCATAGTCGAGAAGACCTGAATGTCCAGGAGGTCCTCGATGACGTTGCGACGCGATCCAGGCGAGAGCTGCATGAACGGAATGAAGTTCGCGGTTCCCAAGATGATAATCTGGGTAGCCGACTTATGATTCATCCTGAAGATTTGCTTCTCAAGCATCTCTTGGTAGTCACGAGAGTCTGATGCCTGGTTGATCATCTTCCCATTGACATGGATTTCGAAGATGTTTGGACGCATTCCTCTGCGGACTAGGTAGTGCTTCTTTCCGATATCGAACTCAAGTTCGACCAAAAGATTTTTGGCAGTGATCGAATTGATCAGCTGAGGCTTGTTGATGTTCCTATACGGGCGACCGAACATGCCGTAGAACAAAGCCTCAATGAACGTAGACTTACCGGAACCATTCGTCCCAGAAATCAGCGTCGTAGAGGCTTTGTTCAGGCGGATTTCAATGAAATCATTGCCCACTGCAAGAATGTTCTTGTAGCGGATTGTCTTGAAGTTGATCAAGCTTACGCTGACTCCAAAGAGATGGCTTCCTCGTAGATTTCTCTTAGGAGTCCATCGATGAGCTTTTTATCATGGTCCACTTCAAGACCATCGACGTACTTACGAAGAGTCGTGAGTGTGTCTTCACTTTCTCCAATTATATCATCTTCTGACTCAGACTCAAGTGAAAAATTATGCTCTACAATTTGATATGACACCGGACTCGCCGTCTCTACTTTAGACAGAAAAGTGTCGAAGAAAAATTGGTTGACCTTCTTTTGGACGATGACCTTTACGTATTGTCCTGTCAAGAACGAAAAGTCAAGCTCCATGACCAGATCCTCATCCCACTTCGAGTCGTCGTAAACGACTTTGGTGAACATGTGGTTCGGGTTCTGGATGAATTCAACTTCACGGGTCTCGGTGTCGAAAACATGGAAACCGCGAGGATCATCGTAGTCCGACCAAGTCATTTCGTATGGAGCACCAAGATAGGTGATATTGCCACGAGACGACCTATGATGGAAGTGACCTGAATAGACTCTATCAAAGGACTCGAACACCGATGAGTCGAACCCCTCGTGAGATGGCATTCCACGGTACATTTCAAAGCCGTTAATCTCCAGATGACCAAACAAGACTTGAGCTTTGGTTTCCTTCATCGCCTTCATGCACTCCTCGAAGTTGGAGGAGTTGATCCACGGCATCATCAGGACATGAGTCCCGTCAAGGTTCAGTTCTGTCGGCGTGTCGTAGTAGTTGAACTTGAACCCTGTGTTGTCGTAGAGCTCTCGCATGGAGTTAACATCATTGGTGTTCTTGTATGTGACGTCGTGATTACCGACGATAAAGTGGGCGTCAATTCCACGTTCGTGAATCGGGCGGATGAAGTCTTCACGAAGACGCCTGGCAGTTACGAAATTGATGTACTTGCGACGATCAACAATGTCTCCGAGATGCAAAATCGTCTTGATTTCATGCTCATCTACGTACGGGAAAAAAACTTCAGCGTAGAACTTAGACATGTGATCCGCGAGGGCCACATTGTCGTTGCGGACGCCCCAATGTGTGTCAGAAATTACTGCGACCTTCAAACGTCCTCCTCGTCCTTTCGGATCTTAAGACTCTTCTCGACGGCTTCAAGTCGATCATAGTCGATCTTGGTACCGGCGCCAGAACCTTCAAGCGAAGTCATTTCGACTTGCTCGCTAAGTTTCATCTTGATATAAGTCTGCTTCTTCTCTTTCTGGATGCGACGAATGAATGCGCGCCAGCAAGTCAGAGTAAAGAAGGAAAATGGGTTGGCTTTCGGGTGATCAGGATCGAAAGTGTCGATGTACATCAGACAGTTTTCGATTGCGTCAGAGACCATCTCATCGCGAAACGAGTATCCAGCAAAATTGCCTTTGCGTGATAGGTTGTTGGCGATAGAATAGATGCACTCACCGAGATACTTTGAAACCTGTGGTTTGATTTCGCCAGACTCTTTGGCCGCGGTTACAAGCGGTTTACGATCACGAAACGCCGCGAGCATTTTCGCGTTGTTGATGTAGTCCTTAGAGGTGTCGCGACGGACCCTCTTCTTCGGTGGTGTTTGAGACACTAATTCGCCTTATCGTCGGATGGATCGTATGATTCGAGGATGTTGGTCATTTGCTCGGGAGTCAAAGCTTTATTCGCTTCGATTGGTTGACCCTGCTTATTCTGATTGATGATGTAGAAGAATTTCTCTACTTGGTCGGCATGACCTTTAAAGGCCTCAGTATATTTGAGGTCAAGATGGTCTCTATTGTAACGCAGAGCAGCATCGTATGAGTTGATTATATCACGATCAGGACGAGCGCTTGAGATGATTTTATCGTTGTTCAATTCGATCATCTCTGATTGGATGCCTCTATTGAAGCGGTAGAAGTTATGGTAAGGTCCGTTTTGACCCATACCAAAGTTAAGTCCCATTGCGTCTTCAATAAGAGTGACTTTCCTGTCAGGAGAGTAACCTAGCAGTTTGCCAACCAGAATTGAACCGTCGACTAGTGTGAAGTACACGTATGTGTGAGTCATTACTTCCTACGCTTGACTTTGACGTGATAGATTTTGTAGTCGAATCCCTCAGAGTCGTAAACCTTGAGTCGCTCTTTGAGGTGCCTGTACGAATAGTTCTCGCGCGATCCCTTTGTGAGATTGTCGGCGATGTCATAGAGAGTTACGGTTTCTTTACCAGCCAATTTACGAATCATTCGACCGATGGTCTGAAGAACCTTGATCTTAGCCTTCGAAGGAGACCCGAAAATCAGTTGGTGTAGACGCTTTACGTTGATTCCGGTAGAGGTAGTACCAGCCGAGCCAAGAATGATCGCCTCTTCTTCTTGCTCAATGATCGCACGGAGATCATTGCGTTCTTTGGCGTCGACTCCACCGTGGACGTAATAGATCGGACGAGTCGTAGATTCTGTGAGCATCTCATTCAGAATGTCGCCGTGCTTCTCGATGAACTGGAACGCCAGAAGGACGTTTCCTTTCAAAGACTTCGCGAGATTGACGATGAATTCATTGCGAGCAGAATGTGACAGAAGCCACGTGATCTCTTTTTGATAATCAAGCTTAGAGACTTCTCTACGCTCTTCATCTTCGTACTCAAGAACAAGAACCTTGATGACTAGACGGGCAGCGTCACCCCTGTCCATAAGCTCTTTGGCGCTGATGACTCTATGGACAGGACCAAAAAGGCCCGTAAGAACAAGCTCATTCACCTGCGAGTCATCAAGCGTACCAGAGAAACCGTAGCGATACTTGACCTTGGTCGCCTTCTCCATGATCGCGATAAGAGACTTGGCCTTAAATGTGTGAGCCTCGTCGCCGATGATGCAGTCAAACGTGTTGAACCATGAAGCTGGAAGCTTAACAAGCGACTGCCAAGTCGACATCGTAAATGGATGCTTAGTGGTCTTCTCTTGTCCGCCAAAGATCTTGTGAACGAGATTCTCAGGACATCCGTATTCGACAAAGTCACCGGTCATCTGATGGACCAGAGCCTTCGTAGGTACGACGATGAGGGTTCTCAAACCAGCCTCAGCGAAGTACGTCGCGAACATGTAGATGATGAAGCTTTTGCCTGATGACGTCGCTGACAGGAAGATGCCGCGTTTCTCGCGGACTCCCTTGACAAACGTGTCGAACTGGTAATCCCTCGGTTCCATTGTCGGATTCAACCGAGCAATGAATTCATTGGCTTCTGAGAGAGAAAGTTGCTCATGGGCGTGTCCGCGGTCAGCCATGAACTCGTACTCGAAGTCCTTGCAAAACCGGTAAAGCTCGAGCGAGAGACCTTTGTAGAGCTTCCGGTCACGTGGATTGAAAAGTCTTATTTTGCCGTCCCAGCTCCCGTTTTTAAAAGCCGGCATGAACTTGTAGCCAGGCACCTCGAAGGTGAAGCGCTCCGCGATCTCACGGAGGATCCCATCTTCGGCCACTACAAGCGACCATACCTCATTGATAGTCTCTAAACGGACGTCTGTCACTTATGCGCCGGCTTTCCTGATACCCTTATTCCACGGAATGCGTGATTTCATTTTTTCTATAGTCTCGGGTGAGTGTTTTCGGCCGATACGGGCTAGCCGCATTTTTTCTATAGTCTCAGGACTTCTTTTGCGACCAATTTTAGCTAATGTACTATTCTTTTTGTGTTCAGATGATTGCGCAATGCCCTTGCGAGCTTCAGAGCTTCGCTGCCTAGCTTCTTCAGACCATCGCTTTCTGTGCGGTTTTGATAATGCTAATTTGTGTGATTCGGATCTTTCAGGTTTTGGAACACCTGTCATTTTCTGTGAAATTGAAAAACAAAACTCTTGTTTAAGATTTTCATACATTCGAGACGAAAGTTTTGACGGCGAAGAATTAGTCATTCTCCATAGCGCGTAAATTTGACTACCACCATAAGCTCGTCTCAAAAGAAGATGCGCTACAAAATGCTCGCGGGGGCTTAAACGAATCTCATTCCACGGATTATCAAAAAGATCTGAATATTCTGGAAATAAATCTTTAGCTTTCGGGCAAATATGGTGTTTTTCAACTTGGCCTACTTGCGTACCAGATCTTGACAAAATGAAAGCAATGTAACGATCCATGTATCGCGGATCATGCGGCTTTGATTTAAGAATGCTAGATAGATCCACGATTTATCTCCTTTGGATCTATTTATGTTCCATTTCTAAATCTTTCCCATTCAATAGCGTTCTTGATATGGAAGCTTCTTCTGGAGATGGTGTCGAGGATAGATTCTAGGAAAGAGACCTTCTCTTTCTGGTAGTCGATCTTCAGTTGGGCCTCAAGGATTCCTGGGTCGGCCTCAATGTATTGATTTGCTTCGTTCTTGAGAACTCGCCCTTGGGGCGGTAGCTCCCACCCTTCGGGTGTGGCTTCATTCGGACCCATCGTATAGAACTCGAACTTGCGTAGTCGATAGGCCTTGAAATCCGCTTCGAGTTTCCTCAATCTGAGTCTCTCAGCTGAGAACATCTTCCAGTATTTATTGTGCAGCGCGGGGACATCGATGCTCGCCTGACCGAGTTCTGAGACATCGATCCGACCGTCCTTTTCCCAAGCATTCTGGATCTCATCCAGGGTCATGGAACTCCTTCTGGCCCGGCAGGACCTTAAACCACCTCTGGTGGACATCTGCTTTAGTAAGCATCAGTAAGTTCTATTATACACACACCTCTAGAGATTGAGTAGATAATTTTACGTTCTACTCAAAGTATAGAGAAATTATTTCAATGATTAGATGGATCGTACATCATAGTAACTGAAGGCAAACCCAGCATCTGAAGTAATCGGCATGCTCTCGGTATCTGTGACTTCCATATCAATTCCGGACAATGATGTCGGCCAGACGTCGTAGAAGGTGAATTCCTTGTTTGGGTTACCAGCTCCAGTGAGTACCAGCAGATTCGCAGTGGTAGTGACACCGGTTCCTAGGATGCTATTGCCAAATGCGACCAAGTCTGCATAACTCGCGAAGCCCTTGGCGCGTCCAAGCGACATGATCCAATTGTAGATTTCGCTCCAGGCCGCCATGTCCTCGTCTTGAAGGAACGTGATGTTCATAAGCTCGAATTGGATTTTGTCACCTGGCTTCGGGATGTTCACGAACGGGGTGCGCTGGGTCGCGGCACCAAGATTGAGGCCTGGAATCCGTACCCGTTGTGTGAAGAAATTCAGATTCGGTGCGCTCTGAAGCGTGAAGCGAAATGCTGTTGGCTTCAGTAGGCTGACGTTGGTTGGGGTGTCTCTTGTATCCATACGACTATTTATGCGGTCGCCAGTTTACATCGCCGATCGGCGTGATAGGATCAAATCGAATAGGAGAACCCAACAATGGACCTTACAGTCACAAAGACGACGACACACGAATTCGTGGGACGCTTTCAGGTGGCCGCGTATCGCGAACCGAACAAAAAGCCGGAAGACATCGATGATGCCGTCTGGGCTGCAGTGTTTCCTAACGGCGCCGGATACCGCTATGCGGAGCACTGGTCGACGCTCACGGATGGCGAGCGTCTGTTCACGGAAACCGATCTTCGGCGAGCGGCTGACAAGGTGCTGAATGTGTCCGCCGTCCGTGACGAAATCGCTCGGCTCATCCGTATCGCGATGCAGAAAGAAATGGCTCATGGTGAACTCAATAGGGTAACCGATCGGGTCGAAACGGCATACGTCACGGCAAATAAAATCATGAAGCTATTCGATATTCAGATGGAAGGACAGAAATGATCAGAGCAGTTTACCAAGTCGACTGGACCGAATACGAACGAGGCTGGGGCTCCAAGCCGGACGGCTATAGCCGGTTCCTTACAAAAGAAGTCGCACTGGCGATGATTCAGAAGAATCACGAAGCAAACGAAGCCGGGCGGAAGCCGGGTCAAATGGCTCCTGACTACTACGTGCAGGCTTCGGCGCCGTTTCTCGTTGAAGTCACTGAGGAAGAGTACGAAAAGCTTTTGGAGAAGTCCATCAATGCAGATTGAGCCTAAAAACATTCTCATCGGGATCGTCGCGACTCTGTTCATCGGTCTGATTATCTGGGCAACGATGGATTCCCGTGATCAGGCTCTCCACAACCAGGCGCAGGTGACCGCGACCGTGCTCAATCTGGAGCGGAGGTGCGAGACCACGACCGATTCTCACACGGATTCGGAGGGCCGAACGACCTACAGCACGGACGTCGAATGCATCGACTACGTGCACACCGACCAAGAGACATTCAAGAACGTCCCAGAGATGTGGGTCTCTAAAGGATTTGGAGATGTGATCCGGATTCAAGGAACCCTGGAGCGCGGAAAAAAGTACACCTTCACGGTCTCCGGCCGGTCGAATCCCAACTTAGGAGTCTTCCGAAACATCCATAAATTCGAACCGCCTCAGGAGTCCTGGTAAGACGTACGGTATTTGAATCGGGCGTGTTTCGTCTGGATCAATGCCGGAGCCATATCCCGGTCACTGCCGAATGGCTCAATCCGGATCCGTTTTGCCCGGTTCATTGATTTTATCAATAGGCAATGAAACTACCATCACGCAAAAGAAAAGGCTCCCAGATCACTCTGGGAGCCTTTGGAGTGTGTCTGATCGACGTTAGTCGTGTGGTACTGACTTAGCGAGCACCCGACCTCCTCGGCCTTCTGTCTTGTGCCATTTTCCATTAATTTTTTTATGCGTTCCGGCACGACTCTCTTTTCCGGAATAGCTGTAGTGAATATGCGCTACGCTAAGCGCCGTATCAGGGTGTTCGTCATGTTCCTTTTTAGCATCTTCAAGATTATTGTGATCTCGTCCGTGTGCCACGTATGGACCATGCGCGCCGTGCATGAAATCAGATCTGTGCACAACTCTATAGACGCTTTGACTGCCTTTGCCGTCGCTCTCATACAGATTTGTGATGAAATCTCTGTAGCGCATTTAGTCATCTCCTGAAAGAAAAAAGACCTCTTGAATAAATCCAAGAGGTCTTTTGAAGTTGGTGTAGGAACCGAAGTTCTTACATGAGGTTCGTGACTAGGACCCGACGGTAGTAAACGTTGGTGTCTTCTTCAAGAGCCGCATTAGAGTCAGCAGCTGTTGAACCCTTAGCGAACGGGTTCGGCGCCATACCGTAACGAGTCTTGAAGCCAATTTTCGGTTGGAACGTGTCAGGATCGACGGCGCGGACCATTTGCAGCGGAACGTAAGGGCAGTAGAAGAGACCGGCGTCGTAGGCGCTGGAACCCTTATAGCCGATCGTCATATACTGACCAGTGGTGTACGGATCGATGTAGACGCGGTAGCGACCGTTGAGGATACCGGCGAATGTGTTGCCAGTGTCATCGACCTGCAGGTTGTTGCTGTTCAGGGCCGGTGTGTAGTCCAGAATTCCAGCCATTGTGAGAGCAGAAGCGACATCCGACGAGCAGATGATGATATTGCCCTTACCACGCCTAGTTTGCTTGGCGATCTGGTTGGCTTCACGCTCGATCTGGAACATCAGACCCTTGAACTTTTCAACCATCCAACGACCGTTGGAGTCGGTGTCAAGGTCGAAGATACCAGCCGTCGTGGTGCCTTCGGAAGCGCCTCTAACAGCCGTGACGTTGACTGTACGAACGACTTCACGGTTGATTTCGGCCAGAAGTTCCGAGCTCAGGATGTTCGAGAGTTCGGTTTCGGCGTCGAGACCGTGGATCGCCTTCAGGTCTTGCGCGACTTCGATCGAGTATTCAGCCTTCAGTCCACGACCCTTAGCGGTGACGTTGACCTTCTCGATGCTGAATGCCATTTCCGGGAACGTAATGCCAGAGCCATACGATTCCAGGTTAGCCGTAGCCGAACCACCACCGTAGTTGTAGAGGTTCGAGTTAGCTAGAACAGTCGTCTGAGCGGTGTTACCCGGAGCAGTACCGACATGCTTGTTACCAATGGTGTTAGCACCAGAAACGTCAGAAGCGAAAGCCGTGTTAGGCTCGTTGTAGAACGCTTCGGCGCCAGTCTGGTTCGTGTAGCGCGAACGCATTGCGAAGATAAGTCCAGTAGGACCCGTCATCGGTTGAACGCCACAGATATCATAGGCGATCAGGTTCGGCATCGAACGGCGGACCAGAGAGATCAGGACCGGGTCGAAGTTATCGATTTCTGAACCAGTGTGGTTCGTCGGCGCGGCTTCTCCAAGAAGAGTTAGGCCATTGCCAAAACCGGC